ACCCCGAATCTGACCATCGCTGAGATCGCGGATGGGATTGGCGATCATAAAGTCTACGTTACCGTGATGCCGCCCGCAACCTGGGCCGATCCGGACATCACCATTCCGGGGTTTGTTGGCGCGATCGTGGATGAGGGTATCGCCGGCGCTGTGCTGACGGCGGCCCTTGTGCCCGCCCAAGGTATCCCTGTGGAGGGTGCGGCCGTGCTGCTGCCGGCTGAGGCCGACGTGCGGGACAGTACGGATTTCGGTGTAGGCGGTGCTGCCGATACCGGGACCTGTGCGGTGCCTCTGCCGGCCCAAGTGCTGGACGGTGTTGACGTGGACGCGACCACGGGCGACGTGGTTCTGCCGGCGATTACCGATGTCGAGGAAGGCGTGACGTTCGGCTCGCAGGACGAGTTGACCGGCACGTTCGCTGTTCCGGCTGAGGCCGATGTTCGGGCAGCTACCGACTACGGCGCTGCGGCCGAATTCACCGGGACCCTTGATGTCCAGAATAAGGTGTTCAAGCTGGTCGTGCCGTCCACGGTCCTGATTCCCAGGGCGAACGGCATTGACACGCTGGTCGTTTCGGCCGGGTCCGAGGCCGACGCCAAGGCGATGGCCCACGCACTGTCCGGGGCCGACATCGACGCCTTCTGGACGAACGCCACGGCCACGGAGTTGACCAACGGGACCAGCATGGAAGACTGGACCATGAACGTGACCGTCACCAGCGCGGCCGGCGAGGAACTGTATGACGTGACCGTGACGGGCGGCGAGGGCGAGACCCTGGCTGACATGGCCGATGCGATGGCAACGGCGCTGGAGGCTGCTGGTGGGGCTGCATTGACGCCGGGATGGAACGCGGGCACGGGCTTGCTTACCGTGGCGGCCATTGCAGACGGTATCGGTGACGCGACTCTGGCGGTCAGTGTTTATCCGCCGCTGGATAGTCAAATCGCCGTGCCCGGATTCGTCAGCACGATCACCGATGAGGGTGTTGCTGCGGCCGTGCTGACCGTTCTCATGGTCACGGACAACCCGATCCCGCATATCAACGTGCAGGCCAAGAACAAAGAATAACCTCAGATGATGCAGAGCTTGAGGCTCTGAATAAGGAGAATTTATGGCTGGTGAACCCTATCTGGTTGAACTGCCCGCTACGAATGGCGGCCCCGTTCAGGACCGCGTGAACGCCCTTGTCGTGTGGGCCGAGGATGCCACCGACGCCAAGGCGCTGGCCAAGGCTTATCGCAGCGGCGATTCCGAGGCCGCCTGGGCCGCCGCGACCGTGACGCAGATCGCGGCCGGCGCGAGTTTCGCAGGTTGGCGGTTGAGAGTGGTCATTGTGACCCCGACGACCCTCGCGGTAGTGGGTGACGTGACGGTCACTGGCGCGGCTGCGGCCACAGTGGATGACATTGGGACCTTGATGGCAGCGGCGCTCGTTGCGGCTGACATTGGTTGTGACAATGCGGCCTACGCCACGCCCACGCTGACGATCTCGTCCATCGCGGACGCCTGGGGCGATAAGGCGGTGACTGTCGAATTTCTGCCGCCCGTGACCTGGGCCGGTTACGACGTGCCGATTCCGAGTCTCGTCGGCGCGATTGTCGATGAGGGCGTTGCGGCTGCGGCGCTGACGGTTGCGCTTGTGCCCGCGCATGAGGTCCCGAACATCGCCGCCGCGTATCAAAAGCGGGCAGTCTAAGCGATGATCTTGAGATTGACCGGCCCGTTGGCCGGACAGACAATTCGCTTGAACGGTCGGCAGTTTGTCGGGGGTCGCCTGGAATTGAAGGGCGACCCTCGATCCTGCCGGATGATCGCCAACTACTACGTCACCTGTTATGAGGTCGAGGTTGATGGCGACAAAAGCGGCAAGAATCCCTCGGAAACCGAAACCATATTGCTCGGCGCGATTGCGTCGGTTCCGAAGGATGAGTGGGTCCGGGACGACGATGGGCCGGCGCATCCGAAAGTCGCGGCCATAGCGGAACGGATCGGTAACTACCACTTGACCAAAGAGCAAATTATCGAGGTCATGCAAAAATGGCCGCTGCCTTCATAGTTCAAGACCCGGACACGCCGACCTCTGACGCGAACGCCTACATTGCCGTCGCGTTCTTCACGCAGTATTGTTTGGATCGGGGTTACGCTTACACGGCGACCGATGCCCAGATCAAGGCGGCCATCGTCAAGGCGACCGACTACATCGACTCGCGTTGGCGATTCGCCGGCCTCAAGTACGCCGAGGATCAATCCACCGAATGTCCGAGGCAAGAGGTCTACAATACGGCCGGCTACTATGTCTCTGGCTTCCCCTTGGCGTTCCAACAGGCGTGCGCCGAGTATACCTTCATTGCCTTGACGCAATCCCTCATGCCGAATCCGACGAGTGACGAGTCGAACCGCATGGTCAAGGCGTTCGCGAAAGAGATCGGTGGGGCAATCACGAAGCACGTCGAATACCTCGGCGGCGGCAAGTATCAGTGGCCTCAGTATCCGCTGGCCGATAAGATGATGGGCCGGTCTGAGTTGATCGCCAATCGCGGCGGGGAGTTGGCTCGCGGATGAGTGATGTAGCCTGGATCAAGGCGTTGATCGTGTCTGAGGGGCGCACTTGCACCTTGAGCAAGTATGGGACCGAGAAGGACGCGGCCCAGCCCTGGCGAGGCCATGACGACCCGGACCCTGAGACGGATCAATCTTCGGTCTCGGCCGTGTTTGTGAACTACAAGGCCAAGGAGATCGACGGGGAAAACGTCCGACGCGGGGACAAATACGCCTTCGTGGCTGGGGATTCTGCCGCCGACGAGTATCAGCTACTCATCGACGGATCGCAGACCTGGAAGATCGTAGAGGCCGATAAAATCGAGCCTGGCGCTGAGATTTTGCTTTACAAGCTGCACCTGAGAAGGTAGAATGATTGCAGATCGTGAACAAGCACGGGACGAAATGCTGGCGCTCGTAGCGGCGGTAGTTGCGACCCAAACCATTACGGCGGTGTACGATGACACTGGCACGCAGCCTCCCGACAGCACAGCGGCGTGGATTCGTGCTATGGTCAAACACAATACTGGTACTCGCCGCAGCTTGGGTCCTAATGGCCGACATACGCAGTCGGGTATCATCTTTGTGCAAATCTTCACGAAAACAGGCGACGGCCAGACTGACGCGGACCCGCTGGTCAAGTCGCTGGAGGCCCCATTCCGGGGCCATGCAACTACTGGCGGCGTCGTGTTCAAGGACGTATACACGCGGGAGATCGGCCAGAGCGGGCCGTGGTTCCAAAACAATATGATCGTAGAGTTTGAGTACGACTTGACAGGAGTCTGATATGGCACTGGTGGGCAAGATTGACAGCAATACCGTAGAAGTTCGGTATGCGAAAGAAGATACGCCCGGCGTGGTCAGTGGCGACGAGACGTGGTATCCGCTGGAGCCGAACGCGATTACGGACTTCGGGGCGAACGTGACGACCGTCAGTCGATCCCCGATTACGTCCGACCGGCAGCGCCGGAAGGGCACTGTGACCGGCGTCGAGGCGAACGGCAAGATGAATCACGACCTGATTCAACACAGCCTCCAGGACCTTCTCCAGGGATTCATGTTCGCTGCCCTGCGGCGCAAGGACGAGAAACTGTCCGGCATTACCGGCGTGGACGGCGGCGCGGAACAGTACGCGGCGGCGGCCGGCCTGGATGCGTTCCATGCCGGGGACCTTGTGCTGGCGTCGAATTTTGGCACCAGTGCCAACAACGGCCTGAAGCGTGTGACGGCCGCTGCGGCGGGCTTGCTGACTGTGGCCGAGAATCTGACGACCGAGGCCGGTCCGCCCGCGACCGCCAAGCTCGTCCAGATCGGTTTCCAGTTTGCGACCGGGGACCTGTCGGTGGACGTGACCGGGGACCTACCCGTGCTGCGGACCGTGGCTAAGAACTGCACCGAGTTGGGCCTTGTGGCTGGCGAGTACATCTGGATCGGCGGCGATACTGCCGTGACGGCCTTTGCGACGGCGGCCGATGCTGGTCTGTGCCGCATCCGGTCGATTGCGGCCAACGCGATCACCCTCGATAAGACCCAGGCGATCTTCACGATTGACGCCGGGGCCGACAAGACGATTCAGATTTTCTTCGGCCGGGCACTCAAGAATGAGACCGGGACCAGCGTCCAGACCAGCACGTACCAGATCGAGCGTTCCTTGGGCGCACCGGACGACGCCTCGCCGGCCCAGATTCAGTACGAGTATCTCGTTGGCGCGTATCCCGACGAGATCACACTGACCGTCCCCACGGCGGACAAGGTGACGATGGACATGAACTTCGTCGCGATGGACGCCGAGACCAAGACGGGCGTGCAGGGGGCCAAGGCGGGCACGCGGCCGACGATGTTGGCCGAGGACGCCTTCAACACCAGCGCCAACGTGGCCCGGATCAATCTGGCCGTCGTGAGTAGCACGAACGAGTTTCCGGCGCAGTTGTTCTCGTTCGTGACAGACATGGCATTGACGATCAAGAATAACGTCAAAGCCGAGAAGGCAATCGGCGTGGTCGGGGCCTTCGGGGCCTCGGTCGGCATGTTCGAGGTCAGCGGCACCATGACCGCGATCTTCACCGACGTTGCGACCATCGCCGCCGTGCGGGCCTACTCGGACGTGACGATGGACATGCACCTGTTCAAGAACAACACCGGCATCTCCCTGGACGTACCTCTGCTGCACCTGGGCGACGGCCGGGCGAACGTCGAGAAGGACCAGCCGGTGAAGCTGTCCTTGGGCCATGTGGCCGAGGCGGGCGGCACGGTTCACGCGAACCTGAACCATACCCTCATGTTCGTGTTCTGGGATTACCTGCCCACAGTGGCGATGTAAGCTGTGGGATTCATGCGGGGCCGGTGCAAGGATGCTGCCGAATGAACGGCCGGCCCCGCCAGATTTCTTGCGGAGTGACAAACTGCAATGAGTAGTGTCCGTAAACTGTTCAACACGGATCGGCAAGCGGAAATCAACGGAGTGGAGGTCACAGTTGGTGACGCAACATTTACTCTGGCTCGCGCTGGCGGGGACAATAAGGCGTTCACCAAGGCGCTCGAACGGCACTCGAAGCCTCATCGTCGCGCTATCCAACTGGACGCGCTCGGCGAGGACATCGCCACGGAGATCATACATCGCACCTATGCTGAGACAGTAGTCAAGGGCTGGAGCGGCCTGGACGAGGGCGACCTGATTACTGATTCTGCGAAGTTCGATGACAAGAAAGAGTACGCGGCGCTGCCCTACTCGGTCGAGAACGCCATGCGGCTGTTCGTGGCCCAGCCCGATTTGTTCCGGGTCCTTAAGGGCGTCAGCGATGACTTCACGAACTATCGGCAGGTCATTCGTGAGGCTGACGGAAAAAACTCGTAGAGGTTCTTCGTTACTGCCTGAATTTGGGACCGGCGGAGAACCGAATCGTCCAGGAATGTATGCTGCGGCGTAAGTCGCTGCCAGACTGTATCGTTAATGCCCCGAACCTGTTTCTCGGTAATGAGGTCTGGTATGCGGCCTTCTTGGACCTAAACGCGGATCGGGAAATGGGCTGGGGCGCCGGCCCGATCCGCTGGACCGCCATCCGTGATTATGCTGAGGCTTGGGACTTAGACTTAGATGATCTTGAATTCTTTGTGCGGGCAATGGACAAAGAATACTTGGCTATAGCGAATAAGCCTAAGCCGTAGGCCGGTCCCAAAGATGTTTCCAGGTCTTGTGCTGTGCGATGGCAGAGACACGGCTCACAGCTACGCTAAAGGCCCGCGCGATGCTCGCCCTGGGCGCACCGAGACGACACAGGTATTCGATTTGAAGTACTTCTTTCTCTGTGAGCTTTATGTGCGGGCATGTGCCATGTTTTACAGCGTCCTGCATGTTTTCGTCTTTCGTTCCCCATTCCAGGTTGTTTAGTTTGTTGTCCCACGGCTTGCCGTTTTTGTGCCGCCCCTCCTCGCCCGGCAGGGGTGGGCGAACAAACGCGGATAACACCAGTCGATGTACTGACGTGCAGACGCGGCGTCCGTCCTTTTTCTTGAGGCATACATGCTTGTGGCCTGTTCGTTTATCCACAGCCAATGACATGGGCCGTAAGAGCCAAATCTCGCCTTCCGCAGTGGCCCAATATCCTGGAAAGTCTGGGATGGATTTCATGTTCGGCATATCCATGCTGTTAGTATAGCCGAAATGGCTTTTCGAGTCAAGAAGGTATTGCTTTTTTCGCGTAAAGTCCTATAATTGATGGTATGGTTGACTACGTACTCAAGGATATTCGAGACCTGGAGAAGGTCGTCATGGGCGAGATAGAGGGCCTGATTCAGAAAATCGGCACTGCCCTTGACGCCGAAGTCGTAGTCGCAACCCCGGTCAAGACCGGGCAGACAATGGGCAGTTGGATTGCCAGCTTGGGCAATCCGGCCGCGATTGTGGTTCCTGGCCTGGGGACCCCGGATCGTAGCGCCAACGCCGCCGAGGCGAGCGCCCGTGCGATCAAGCAAGCCAGCAACACGATTCGTCGGTTCCGGCTGGGGACCTTCGCCAACTCGATCTGGATAGCGAACGACACGCCGTACCTGCCCTTGCTGAATTCCGGGTCCTCGCGGCAAGCGCCGGCCGGATTCATCGAACTGGCCATCCAGCGCGTCCTGAATGACTCGAATATCAAGAAGGTGCCGTAATGGCGACGACCTATCAGGTAGCAATCAACATTCAGGCCCAGGGGCACAAGGCGGCCAGCGCCGGCATCCGGGGCGTCTCGGATGAGGTCCGGACGCTCAAGGCCCTTCTCGGCGGCTACATCTCCACGGCTACCCTCTGGCAAACCTTGCGCCTGGCGGATACCTACGGCACGTTGCTGAACCGCCTGCGGGTCGTGTCGGAAAACCAGTGGCAGGTCAACCGGGCCATGAAGGCGATGTACGACATCTCCCTCGAAACCCGGTCGAGCTTGGCGTCGAACGTCGAAATGTACGCCCGAACCGCCATCAACACCAAACAACTCGGCATCGAGCAAGAGCGGTTGATCGGCTTCACCAAATCCCTGCGGCAAGCAATGGCCCTGTCCGGCGTGACCGCCCGCGAAGCGGATTGGGGCATGATTCAGTTGTCCCAAGGTATGTCCGCCGGCGCTCTGCGTGGCGACGAACTGCGATCCGTCATGGAGCAGTTGCCTGTCGTCGCGGACGTGCTGGCCAAGAGCATGGGCGTCACCCGTGGCGAACTGCGATACCTTGCTTTCCAGAGCAAGGTGACGACCCAGGTTATGATTAAGGCGTTCGAGGAAGCTCGCGTCGAGCTTGAGGAACGATTCGCTCGCCGCATCCCGACCCTCAGCGAAGGGTGGTCGGTCATGTCGGCGGCGGCCCTGCGGTATGTCGGCGAGGCGGATCAAGCCGTGGGCGTCACCCGGACCCTGGCCTCCGCGATGGCAGGCGTGGCCCGGAATTCTGCCCTGTTCGGCCCGATCATCCTGGGCCTTGCGGCGGGGCTGTTGACGCTGATTACCCGGCTGACGGCCCTCAAGGCGCTCATGGCTGTTGGCGCGGGCGGCTGGATCGCGGCGG